CCCCGCACCGCTTGCCTGATTCCGTTATCCCGCAAAGTCCCGGCATCGGCTTTTGCCACATGTCCTCATTTTGCCAATCGTCTTCAACGGTTCCCTTCTTACCTTCTCGACTTTCCTGCGCGGTCAGAAGTTCAGGCCAATCTCGTTTTGTGTCCAGCGTGAAAATAATACCGAAGAACGAATCATCCTGAATCACGCCCTTTAAAATCTTAGTTAGATACTCCCGGCGCTGATAACACACCCCGTCCTGGTCAAATCCAGCCGTTGTAATGACCAAAACAAGGGGTTGCGGACGCGAACCGATGCTGTCAACGATTAAATCATAAACTTCTGGGCCCGGATGTGCGTGCAATTCATCTAAACTTGCAAAATGAGTATCTAATCCATCCAACCCTTTCGGATCACCCACGAGAAACTCGCACTTGCTTAATGTACTGTCGATGCTCAAGTTCTGCTTGTAGTAAGATATCATTGGTGCGAACATGGATGTTTTCGTAAGGTTTTTAATATTCTCCCAAACTATCTTGGCTTGCTTTTCTTTAACAGCAGCCGTATAAACTTCTGCGGCATCCTCACCGTCAGATGTAAAAAAGAGCGATCCAAGACCGCCAGCATATGTAGAATTGTGGGTTGGGATGAAGGATTTTGACACAAGGAATAGGTTTGACGGAGAATCAACCGAAATGCATTTCACGGGGACCGATTCAACCCTTTCGATTGAAACAATCTGTCTATAACTTGACCTGTTTGGGGTTTTGGGTCTTGGTTTTTGTTTAACCGCTTTTCGTTTTAAACGAAATACCGGGGTGTCTGAATAGGCAGTAAATTTGATAATATAACACTTGCTGATAAATCTACCATAAAGATTGGCGTCTCTTTCTTTTATCGTTGGCTTAAACCCTAACGACCGACACAATTCAAGCACACCCTCTGCAAGCTGTTTGTTTGTGTTTGTAAAAGAGCAATGCCCCCTTTTATCAATAGTTCCGTCTGTATCCATCAATCCTTGCAATAAAGAAAAGCGTTGCTCAATACTCCCCATGAAGTATTTTTCTGGGATATGTTTGTTCATCCTAACATTTAAGGTCTCTAATTTTTCGGCCAAAGAAAATTCCGAGTACGGCGGGCACGCCTTGTTATCCCTTCTGGCCTTGGCAGTTATACGGTTACACAACAAGCAGTGTCCATCTTCTGTTTTCCATAAATTCCGATCATGCCCCCTTCGGCATACATCGCTTTTATAGAACGCTCCCATGCTAACAGTGTGAACATAGCCCTTGGTAATCCAGCCAGATATTTTAACGCCTTCTCTAATTATCTCCCTAATTATGGCCGAATCTTTACCGTGGAAGGTAATTCTTGATGCATTTGAATGCCCGTCGCCGAGCCATGCACCAAGCGTATATGGTGGTATTAACAAATCAACTTCTGTTTGATATGTAGCGCCAGCCACCCCTATCTTGTGATTCCATTCTGTTTTATTGTTGTGAGGGTGGGCCATTATGGTGCTTTTTATTTCTCTTGTTGTTCTTATGGCTTTATTTGACCTTCTTAATGGAAATGATTTTAAAAGCTCATCAATTTTTTCTCTCGCTTTATTTTTTCTTTGCGGATCATCCCATCGACAAACATGATATTGCTTATTGTGCAGCGTGAAAACGCAATATTTGCCAACCCTTCTTGGTTCGGGCCTTCTTTTGCTTCCCACCTTCCCATTAAAAGCGTTTCTCGCTATCGTTTCCCACAGGTGGCCGCCATCGGCTACAATTTCCGCACCATCAGAAAAAACCACCTTGTAACAATTTCTATTTTTGTAGATTTCCGTGGTCGATATTACATAGCAAATATCACCATTCTCATCATAAACTTCGTACCCAGCTTCAATTTCGTTAACAGTTGTCCACCCATGCGGGGTTGGAATTGGCGTATCTAAAGATAGTGCCTTAGCTCCTTTTCTGCCCATTTCGAGGTAAGCCGTCCGAAATCTTCGCCATCCAAGAGAATTTTTCCACCCCATAATACAGGAAGTGATAAACTGAAAATGTGGGGCCAGTACAAATTCCTTGCCTTTATTTTCCTTACCCTTCCACAATTTGAGATGTGAAAAATATTCAAGCGCATAATCAGCGGCATCGTAATCGAACCACAATCCCCGCTCGTGTCCATGCTCCAGATCATTGAGGTGCCGCTGACACGCGAGCTTGACCCACCGACAAGCCAAAATATCACCGGATAGGACATCTTCTGCGTATTTTATGGAGGGATGGGTCATGTTTTCCTGATAATCCCAAGCTCAAGATCATCATAATAGATGAACGCCTTAACATCCTTCGGCAGACACTCACTTATGCACTTCCCAAGCGCGCGTCGATACTCTTCAGAATCCAGACCCAAAATCTTAACGCCCAAAATATCGCCGGGTAATAATTCCAGCTTCCCAATTTCCAGTTTTAATATTTCGTCCTTCGCTCTTTCAAAATCTCGCTTTTCAAGGCGAGATACTCTATCTTCTAACGTTGCGTTCATTTCCCGCCCCCCATAAAGTCTCGGTAAAAACACCACGAATCGTATGAACTAAATGCCTGGTCACGCATAAACTTGGCAACCCTGATGCGCCGACGCCTTTCCCTTGCCTCTTTAAGAAAATTGACTATCTTTTTAGTCATTTCGCTCCTTTCTATGTTTGCTGTTCTATTTCTATAATTTTTTCCATGTCTACAAACTCGCCTTGTTGGCAAAGAAGAACAACATCCTGGTCTAAACCCCTCAACCTAACGTTTGTGCCTTGGTTTAAATAATAAAGAATTTTTGCTAAAAAATTATAATCAATTCTTAACTCAGACGGAAAAATCATCCCGCTTGTTATATATGCCATCAAAGAACTCCTTTCAGTTTAACCATTTTATTTTTAGCCCCCAAAAGCGCCACACCTTAATGAGCCCATAGCGTTCAGAAAAAAGCAGCGGCATCCCATCATCAATCGCTATCCACGGCCCCATGCTGAATATCCTGAACCAAAAACCCCACTTCCAACACATAAAGCCGAACATTGGTTTTATCATTTGGCAATAAGCCTCACACCATCGGTAAATACCCGTCTATCGTCAAAAAATACGGGGTCGCCACCGAAATAAACCTTTTCAACTTTATCTAAGACAGACCCTGAATCTGGAACCACAACCTTTCTAATCGGTAGTGAGTGACTGGTTATTGGAAACTCGCCATATTGATCGTTAGATAAAAACACCTTCGGCACAAACGGAGCTAAACACAAAAGACCTAATTTCTTAACGAATGATCGCCTGTTCATTTGTCGCCTCCTTTTCAGCATCACCATCACAAACCACCTTGAATTGACTCAACGCCTGCTCTCCACATCTTGGACAAGGATAATCAAAATTTGCGCTTAAAAAGCAAAGCTCAGTAACCCGGTAGGAACAAGTTCTGCATTGGTATGTGGTTATCATTTCCCGCCTCCCTTTTTCACAAGCCCGAGCCTGCCGCCCTTATCCTGGAACTCTTTTAGAGGGTCTTTCTTCTCATCCTTCGTCACCCTTGAAACACGAGTCCGACTGCTCGGAGTACATCCCAACTCGCATAACCACTTCCGCATCTCAGCCTGTGACTTGTTCGCAATCTGAAGATACGGTGTCTGCATCGGGAACCCGGATGGTGATTTGAGCGTCATGCCGTCCTCCTGAATCTTGATGGTAGCAAATACCCACTTGGAATACTCGGAACAATACGCCTCCAACGCCGTCCGATCCACAACGGTCATTACCCCGGTCGGATATAGCTCGCTTGCCATACGATCCCACTCATTCCTGCCCAATTCATCCAGAAAATCAGGCGCTTCGGGTATCTCGGTTTCCACTCTCGGCTCCGGCTCGTTCTCCGGCAATGGTCGCCTGCCTGGATTTCCATGTAATTTTTTCTTAGCCGTTGGTTGCGGCTTCGGTCCTGGTCTTGCCATAATATTCTCCTATGCCATTTTGGCATACCCCCCTGGTTTTAATCTGCGACTGTATGCGTTTACC